AAGCACAAGAACAGGCTTGTTTATGATGCATCTACTGGTGAAGTTCGTGACGACCGTAAGTTTATGACAATGTTAGAAGACTTCTGGCTTCCAAGAAGAGAAGGTGGTAGAGGAACCGAAATTACTACACTTCCAGGTGGTCAAAATCTTGGTGAGATGGATGATATTTTATATTTTCAAAAGAAGGTATATCAATCGCTTAATGTTCCCATTTCAAGACTCGATACAGAAAATGGCTTCTCTCTCGGCAGAGCTTCTGAAATTACAAGAGATGAAGTTAAATTTTCTAAGTTTATTAATCGTCTTCGTAATCGCTTCTCTATGCTATTCAACAAGGTTCTTGAGAAGCAATTGATTTTAAAAGGCGTGATTGCACCAGAAGATTGGGCTGATATCAAAGCAGGCATTCGCTACGACTTTATGCATGATAACCACTTTCAAGAATTGAAGCAAGCTGAAGTTTTACAGAATCGTCTACAGATTGTTGCTGAGATTGATGAATACACTGGCAAGTATTACTCTGAAAAGTGGGTTCGTACAAATGTCCTTCAGCAGTCAGAAGACGAAATGAAAGAGATTGACGAACAGATTAAAGAAGAAGGTGAAGAGAACGGTGACGACTTTGAGGATGAAATGAATGACAATGAAGCGGATGAACAAGAACCTGAACAATCTTAATGATTATAAATATATGGAGTTAATATGATGGCAGAACATAGCGTAGTAGATTTATTGAAACATGCACATGAAAACGAACCAAATGATTTTAAAGACGCTTTTCAAAGCGTGATGCAAGACAAACTTGGTGCTGCAATTGATGCTAGAAGAGAAGTTATCGCACAGCAGATGATGAATGGTGCCGAAGAGGAAGACTTGGATTTAGATGTTGACCTCGACGATGAGCCAGAAATTGATAGCGCAGAAGAATAGAAAACATATTATAAGGAAACCACAAATGCTATCCTTTAAAGATTTAGAAGAAGTGCTACAGCCAAAAGCTGCTGGCGAGAAACGGTTTAAGGACAAACACGTTGTTGACACCATCGATTATCCACTAAACGATGCCGAAATCAATAAGGGTACAAAGAAGTCTCCTGCAAAGAAGAAGCGTATTGCTGATAGTGAAGAGGGTAAAGACGCTGCTGTTTATGAAGAAAATATTACTAAGTGTAAGTGTGAAACCTGTGGATGTGAAGTTTGTGAATGCAAAATGAATGAAGAAAACGAGAAAATGACTCCTGCTCAAGAGAAGAAGCGGGAAGAAATCGTTATGGCTATGAAGAAGGACAAAGAGAAGCTACAGTCTCGCTATGGGGAAAGCTGGAAGGCTGTAATGTATGCTACTGCTACAAAGCAAGCGATGAGCGAATCTGTTGACCTTGATGAAGCCCTACCTCCACATCTTGCCAAGTATATTGGAAAAGATGGAGATTTTACACCAGAAGTGAAGAAGCGGTTAGGCAAAGATTTTATGAAGAGAATGCAAGTTCCTTCTAAAAAGAAGTCTAACGTTAAAGATGTTACACCAAAGGGCTATGGTCCAAATGAAGAACTGGATGAAAGCGCAGCGGGTATTGCTCAACTCAAAAAAGCATATGAGCCACTGCGTGGTAAGAAAATCAGTTTAGATAACGCTAAGAAGCTATCTGCTATTATGGATAAGTTTGCTGACGATAAAGCAATGCTTCAGAAACTGGCAAAAGCAGACATTCCTTTCGTGAGTTCAAAAGCAGTTACAATACTTATTACGAAGCACAATATGAAGGGTGCTGAAATTAATAAGATGAGGAAGGAAGAAGCTGGCCTTGATGAAAAAGCTCCTAAAATGAAGATGACTGATATTATGAATAGAAAAAAGAAGCCAAAAACTTATCAAGTTGATATTGATGGCAGTAGAGCAACAGTAACCGCTGCTAGTGAAAAAATGGCAATTCAAAAAGCTATGACTCAACTAAAAATCAACAAGAAGATTAAACCTCTTCCCAAAGCTACAGTAAAGGTTATGGAAGAAGTTGGCCTTGATGAAGCAAATCCGGCAAAAATGTCTGATGATGTACTTAAAAGTAAATTATCACAGATGGAAAAGTCGCTAAAAACCCGTGGAGATAGTCCTGCCATACAATTTGAGATTAAACGTCTTAAAAAAGAAATGAAGAAAAGAGGCATTCAAGAAGAAGTTGACCTTGATGAAGCGTTCAAGATTAATGCTACCAATCAAAAACTTAATGATGGCAGTATGGTAAAAATCTCAAAGGATGATGCTTCTGCTCTGAACGGTCTATACAATTCGCTGAACCCAGCAAATGCAAAGACGATGATTAAAAAAGTGATGCAAGATAAAAAATCATATGGTGAAATCCTTGCATTCGCCAAGCAAGCAATGTAAGGGAGAGAGCAATGGCAGCAATCAAAATTGTAGCAAACACAGTAGCAGTAACAACTGCTCATGCTCAAATTACTGATAGTAGAATTCAAAGAATTTACAATAGCAACACAACCGATGTTGCGAATGTAGAGTTTGGTGCAAACAGCACTGCGGTCACTAAGATGATTACTGTTGGTCCAGGCGCTACTGTTATGGTAGATGTTGGCGCACTCAGAGATGGTGATGATGGCGACCAAGAAATACACATCAGTCTAAACGCAGCCTGTAACCATGTTTACAGAACACCAGTTTCAAACGGTTAGGACAAGGCAATGAAATTAATTTGCGAAGTAAACGATGATGTTAAATACATCACAGAAGCTGATGAAGATGGTAAGCCTAAAAACTACTTCATTGAAGGCGTTTTTATGCAAGGCGACCTCAAGAATCGCAATGGGCGTGTCTATCCTTCTGAAGTTATTGCGAAAGAAGTGAAGAGATATAATAAAGAATTCGTAGAGAAGAATAGAGCTTTTGGTGAACTCGGACACCCTGATGGACCAACCATCAACCTCGAACGAGTATCACATATGATTACTGACTTGCGTCAAGAGGGTTCAAACTTTGTGGGTAAAGCAAAGATTATGGACACTCCAATGGGTAAGGTAGTAAAAAATCTTATGGATGAAGGTGCTACACTTGGAGTATCGTCTCGTGGTATGGGATCAATTAAGCCAACCAAACAGGGTATTATGGAAGTACAAGGTGATTTCATGCTTGCTACTGCCGGTGATATTGTTGCTGACCCATCTGCACCTGATGCTTTTGTAAAAGGCATTATGGAAGGGTCGGAATGGTTTTATGATATTGCCTCCGGCAACTGGATGCAAGAAGAAGCAGTTGAACAGATTGTAGAAGAGATTAAAAAACTCTCTCCTCGTAAACTAGAAGAACAAAAGTTCAATTTATTCGCTAAATTCTTAAATAATATATCAAAATAAAATTTTTTATAAATAAAGTAAATAACTAATAAACTCGAAGGAGACAACATATGTCAGATCAAGAACTTGATCAGCTAGACGAGTTCAAGGCAGATGGTGACGATTCCGAAGTAATGGAACCAACACCAGCAAATGCTAAGAAGCGCAAGGCTGACAAAACAACTGCGAAGGAAGCCGCTGATGCGGTAGACGAAAGCGAAACAAAAGTTACTAAAGAACCCACAAGAAAGGCTGATAAGTCTATGGGCGAAGCAGTAGACGAAATCTTTGGTGGTGAAGACCTTTCTGAAGAGTTTAAAGAAAGAGCATCTGTTCTCTTTGAAGCGGTTGTTCTAGAGAAAGTTAATGTCGAAGTCGCTCGTTTGGAAGAAGAGTTCTCTTCTAAGCTGGACGAACAGGCTGAACTAGCAACAGAAGACCTCACTAAGAAGGTTGACGCATATCTAGATTACGTTGCAGAACAGTGGATGGAAGAAAACAAACTAGCAGTCGAAAGCGGCATTCGCTCCGATATTGCTGAGTCCTTCATCTCTGGTCTCAAAGAACTTTTCTCAGAGCATCGTATTGATGTACCTGATGAAGAAGTCGATCTGGTCGCTGAAATGGCAGAGAAGATCGAAGAGCTTGAAAAGAGCCTCAACGAACAAATCGATACTAATATCGAGGTTTCCAAAGAGCTTGATGAAGCTAAGAAGTCAGACGTATTTGATATCCTTTCCGAAGGTCTCGCAGATACACAGGCTGAAAAGCTACGTTCACTCACAGAAGGTCTAGAATATGTAGACCTCGATGATTACAGCCGTAAAGTTGAAATCATCAAAGAAAACTATTTCGGCAAATCAGCAATTGTTGAAGAGACAGACGAATTAGACCCAGTAAATGAGGAATCAGATACAAAGTATGTTGANCCTCAGATGGCGCTATACGCTAAATCTATCAGCAAGACTTTCAGAAATATTAAATAATATAAATAAGTACATCAAATATTCTTAGTTAAGGAGAATCTTCAAAAATGTTAAACGAAGAACTAAACACCAAGTGGCAGCCAATTCTGGAGCATCCAGACCTGGAGGGAATTAATGATCCACATAAGAGAGCAGTAACCGCTATTGTTCTAGAAAACACAGAAAAGGCTCTGAGAGAAGGTAGTGCTTGGTCAACCAACACACTACTTAACGAAACACCAGCGAACAACATTGGTGACGGCGCAACTAACGTTGACACTTATGATCCCGTTCTTATCTCTCTTGTTCGGCGCTCCATGCCAAACTTGATGGCTTATGATATCTGCGGCGTTCAGCCAATGACTGGTCCTTCTGGCCTTATCTTCGCTATGAAGGCTCGTTTCGCTAACACAACTAACCTTCTTGATACTACTCAGGAAGCGCTGTTCAACGAAGCTGATACCGACTTCTCTGGTACAGGCACACACGCTAATGCTCTCGGTGCTACATCCGAAACAACGGGTACTGGCGTAACCACAGCTAACATGGAAGCCAATACTGCTTACGAAGAAATGGGCTTCACAATCGACAAGGTTACTGTTACAGCCAAGTCTCGTGCGCTCAAAGCAGAGTACACAACTGAACTAGCACAAGACCTAAAGGCTATCCACGGTCTTGACGCTGAGACTGAACTAGCTAACATTCTTTCTGCTGAAATTCTTGCAGAAATTAATCGTGAAGTTATTCGTACAATCTATCACACAGCTAAAGCTGGCGCACAGAGCGACACAGCATCTGCTGGTACCTTTGATCTTGACGTTGACTCTAACGGTCGTTGGAGCGTCGAGAAGTTCAAGGGTCTCATGTTCCAGATTGAGCGTGAAGCCAATGAGATTGCCAAGCAGACCCGTCGTGGTAAGGGCAATGTTCTAGTTTGCTCTTCTGATGTTGCTTCTGCTCTTCAGATGGCAGGCGTTCTAGATTACGCTCCTGCTCTTGCTAACAAGCTAAACGTTGACGACACAGGCAACACATTTGCTGGTGTTCTAAACGGTCGCATGAAGGTTTATATCGACCCATATGCAGGCGCTAACTACATGGTCGTTGGCTATAAGGGTTCTAGCGCATTCGATGCTGGTATCTTCTACTGCCCATACGTTCCACTACAGATGGTTCGTGCCGTTGGTGAAGATAGCTTCCAGCCTAAGATCGGCTTTAAGACTCGTTACGGCATGGTTGCCAACCCATTTGCTACTTCAAATGGTACAGGCGCTATTGACAACACAAGTCCTGCTTCTGGTGATCAAAACATCTACTATCGCAGAGTGGCTGTTTCTAACATCATGTAAGATAAGAGTAGGGTTAACCTACCGAACGACGAAAAGGGAGAGCTTCGGCTCTCCCTTTTTTATTCTCTAAACACTTTGTCGAGTGCTTTGTTTGCAACAGCAGCCAGCGAGTTCCGATAGTTAATTGATACGCAGGCGCTGTTCATCAACTCACTGATGTTGGCACTCTTACCAATCACATCTAGTAGTTTGTGTAGGGCATCGTCACTATCGTAACCATCAGTCTCGTAGTTGCTTTTGCCACGAACTTCTGTCCGATAGCCAGACTTGCTATCAACAATGGTCAACACATATAAGTCTGTATCACGGGTCAACCTCAACTTGTAACCCATTTTCTTATTCCTTTAGGCACCGAATGCTATATAGAGAAGTAGACTAGCAATCAGCATGTTAGGAATAGCAAAGACAACTTTCTTTGTAGCGACGAGTCTCAGAGCGGTTTTCATTTGGTCTTCCTTTGTTTATCTTATAAATATAATATAAGCACTTTGACACCAAATGTCAAGCACTTTTTTAACTTTTTTAAAAAAATATGGAAAAAATATGGCTCAAAATTTCCTTTCACCGATAGGATTTAGATTTACTCTACAGAGAGCGCCTAATATTGAATATTATGTGCAAGCAGCTACGATACCCTCACTCACTGCTGGGTTCGTCACTGTGCCTACACCATTTTCAAATCTCTCTTTTAATGCTGATAAATTAGAATATGGCGACTTCTCCGTCACATTTCGTGTTGATGAAGATATGAAAAACTATCTAGAAATACACAATTGGCTAATAGGTATTGCGTTTCCAGATAATTTCACAGAGCATAAAAATCTTGTCACTAGAACTCAAGGCGATAACTCCGGTATCTTCTCAGACGCTACACTCACAGTTCTGAACTCTACAAAGAATGTCAATGTAGA